TATATTTACTTTCAAATTTAGTAACTTCCCCTTTGTTTATAGGATTTTTAAAATAAAGAATTGCACCATCCATAGTTTTACCAACAATTATTTCAGTATTACTAGAATCTACAATAGCATTATCAATATTAACACTTAAAACATTTAGTTCAATATACTTTTTAATAGTTGCTTGAAGTTCAAGTTCTTTATTCTCAGCTATTTCTAAAAAATCACTTGAATGATTATTAGCATAACTAAATAATTCAAGATATATATCTTCTTTAGACATATCCATAACATCTTCAAAAGGAATAATATTCTGTAGAATAGCAATATTTTTAAGAATATCTTCACCATTGTCTTTAGCACGTAAAGCAATCAGTTTGTTAACAGCCTTAGATTGAGCATCTGCATTTGCCAAAAGTCTAGTTCTAGCAATTTTTTCATCATATAAGAAAAATCTTATATTAGGAGATTTATCCGCATCTTCCGGTTTATTAGCAACTTGAGCAGAATTAATAGCAACTAACCAATATAAAAAATCACGAGCATTAGTATATCTAAAATACATGTGATAATCTGTAGGATCAATTTCTTTATTTTTTAAAATATGTTGAGCAAGATTTTCTTCTGTAATATCTTTATCTACTTTATAATCTTTAATATACTTAGCAATACGTTCTTTACGATCAGGATTACCTACATCAAATATAGAATTTAAATCAAGTATCAATCCACTAGAACTAATAGGAATTTGAATAGAAGATACCCAATCTAGTTTTTCATGTTCCCATTCACTATTCTTATTATTGTTTCCAATAATAATAGGTAGTACTTCATCTAGTAAAGTTGGATTAGATAATAATTTATTAACTATAGTTTTAGTAGTTCCAAGACTTCTTACTTGAGTATTATAAGCAAGTTTATTTATAGATTCAAATATACTTCCTGCAAGTTTATATTTGATTGTTATTGTTTTTTTAAGTGTAATCATTTCAGCAACATTTAGTTTATTAGTACTTTAAATAGTTGATTTATATTAAGCTCTACGCATAATGAAAGATGTAGTAGCATTCAAGATATTAATACCCTGTGAAGTAATAACTTCATAAGATGCAACATCCTTAGTATCACTTAAGATATTACCTTGACTAGCACCCCATTCAGCAGGTAGTTCAGCCATACCTTTATATATACCCATCTTAAATTCACGACCTTGTTCGTAAACCATTTGAATATTACGAGAATCACCAAAGTCATCATTAGCAACGAGTGAGTGATCAAGACATACAGCAGTATATGAATCATATGGTAAACCATCAATAGTATCACCATTCTTTTTCTGTAATTCAGCAACAGAACCTTCATCAAACATATTAACCACTTTGACAGTAAATATAGTACCATCTAAAAGTTTGTAACGATTAAAATAAGCACCATAAGAAAGATAACCATCAGTTCCATTACCAATAACTTTATCTCCAAGAGATTGAAAATAGTTATTAAATTTAGAATCACGTTCTAATGATTTACTAAATTCACGAGCAAATCCTTTACCACAATAAAGTACTTTTTCACCTTTAGAATCACCAATACGATTACTATTAACATGATCATGAATCATATCAAGTAATGAACGAGTAAAGTTAGAATAACTAAAATCATTACCAGCAGCTTCTAACTGTTCGAAAACTCCTGCACCACGTGGAATAGGTTCATTTGATTGAGGATCTTTCAAAGTAACATTACCATTAATATCACGATTATAACGAGAACGCCATAAATCTTCTTCTAACAGTTGTTTACGTTGAAGTTCCCATTTCTTCATCTGATAAGGTATCCACTTGTTATATTTGTGAATAGTGCCATTTTCATCTTTAATATCAAATTCTATATCCAATACTTTATTAGAGATGTTACCTGCAATATTCTGAGAAAAACGATGAAAACCAAACTGATTAGTAGCTTCATTAAATGAAGATTTATTATCACGAGTACCATCAGATTTACTAGCAGCAATTGTAGGAGCTTGTAATGCCCAAAATTTACCAGCAGCAAAATTAGCAACATCAATACCTACACCCGTTTGTGATACAAAAGTATATTGATAAGTACCACGACCAGTAGGAACACCTTCCGTTTGTACACGAACTAATGAACGACCATCAGGAGCAACAGCACCATATTGATATGGAAACCAATTATCTTGCATTTCTACAATAATTGCTCCACCATTTGAACCAACTAATCCATTAACAGCAGTTGTAACTAATCGTTTAATTGGAGATGTAAGTTTTTCACGACCTATGATTTTCCATTTATACTGTGTATCAGCACCATTTAAAGGACGTTTATTAATCTGTCCCATCTGACCTTCTGTCATAGTAAGTAAAGGAAACTTATCACTATCATGTCCCCAAAGATGTGTGAATGCTTGATTAAGAGTAGGAGCATTCATTAATTTAAAATTCAAAAGAGTATTTTCATCATTATACGTTGATGAATCATACTGTACACTTCCAATTTCCCTCATTGTTGTAAGTTTTTAATTGTTATAAAAAGTAATAATATTATTACTTTATTTGATTATAATTTGAGCAGTACCTTTACGAACTTGCTCTTCTATATTAGTTGCAGGTTTAGATGAAACAGGTTTACCATTAGTCATTTTAATAATAGACTTAGCATTTTTAAGACGTATAACATTAGTAAGAGTTTGTTCTAATGAAGAAATATCTCCACCAGTAATATTCTTAATACCTTGAATAAGAAATTGATTAGTATCAGCTAATCTATTATCTTCATCAATTTGTGCTTGTGTCTTATAACCGTTATTTGTTTCTATATCATTATAGAAGTATGCAAATAAATCTTGTCGTGTAACACGAGTAGGTTTACCATTAACCTCTACTTTTAAACCTTCTTTAGGAAGTAATAGATTTCCTATTTGACCAGTTTTAATAATTTTATCATATAAAGAATCTTTAACACCTAAATCAATAAGTTGTCCTTTATTATCAACAGCAGCACCATAATAATTATTTATAACTTGTTGTTGTTGACGTTGAGATTCTTTTTGAATAAGTAATGTTTCTTTATCTTTTATAGCTTTATTAGTCTTAAGTTCTTCTAAAGCCTCAAGAGCATCAACTCTTAAAGTTTCATCATTCTCAGAAAGTTTAATAAGTCTATCAATAGTTTTAGAATCATTACCAATTGCTTCATAATGATCTCTAAGAATTGTTTTTAAAACATCAGGAGTAGTTGTTTCATTAATAGTAATTGAATTATAATCTGTCTGTTTAACATAACCTTCTAAACTACCATGTTTAGATTTATATGAATACATTTCTGCTAAGTCAGGATTATCACCAAATAAACTATCAATAGCCTCAGCTTGTCCTTGTTGATAAAATTTGTTTTTTACGTAAACTTCTCTTTCAGCTAAACCTTCAACACCATCTTTAAATAAAACTGGTTGACCGGCATCATCTAAAAGATCAATTCCCGATACTTGTGAAATTAGTTGATGTATATCATCAACAATAGGAGTTTTATCATCTTCAGTTGAACTAGTAGCTATCTGTTCAGCTGTATAAACAATGACTCCATCTTTAGTAGCATTACCATCAACATCAAGAATATAATCAGAAATACCATTACCATCTTCAATTTGAACTACAGTTCCACTAGTGCCATTAGAAGGAGTTGGTTCAGGAGTTTGATTAGGAGTTGGTATATTTTCTGGAGCAGGAGGAGTTTCAATAGGATTTATAATAGGTATTGTAGGTTTAACGCCTTCAGTTTTAATTGGAGTTAAACCTTCTATTATTATATCACTACCACCATTACCATTATCAGGATTAGCTTCTTCACATTTAGGATTATTAAAATAATTGAATTTCATAACATTTTACTTTAGTATAAGTTTATAATGTAAAAATAGTTATAGTTTTATACATATACAATTATTATATGTATGTATTTAAGTATTACTTATTACTTGATTGTTTATTCTGTGCAAGATTATCTGCATGTTTCTTTTTCTCAAATTCAAATTTAGCACGAGCTAAAGAAAGAACTTCTTGTTGTTGTTGATTCCTATTAATAGCTTCACCATAAGTTTCATTTTCATCAATATAACCATTACCATTAGTATCAACTTTTAAACGTTGTTCCCAAACAAGTAATAGACCTTCTTGTTTAATAAGTTCTAATTCTTTTTTACCGTCATTTTCTAATTGAATTTTTTGAATTTCAAAATCTCTAGTATCTTTAATACCTTGTTGTTTCATTGCTTCAATTTGTTGAGCAGATTGTTGTTTAGAAAGTTCCATTTGTTGTTCATAAACTTTCTTAGCTTTAGCAGCATCTTCAACTTTAGATTTAAGTACTTGAAGATTATCATTCATAATAGCTTCTGTAGCTAATTCAACATCTCCATTTTGAGAAGCACTAAAAGCTACATCTTTCATAGCTTTAAGTTTTTCATCAAGCAATCTACTATTACCAACATTAATACCAATGTTAAGTGCAAAATGTTCTAAAGGATCAACTTCAATATATTTACTTTCATTAGTTGATTCATCTATATAACTACCTTGTTTACCATTAGCCCAAGCTATTTTACTATAATCATAATTAGCTAGATAATCACTACTACGAAATAGATTAAACATTTCAAGTGACCAATTACCACTAATAGAAGATTGAGCAAGACTTTGTTCAGTAACAGACTTTCCTTGATAAGCTGCCTGATTCCCCATTCTGCTGGGTGTCATATTTGCCACTTCCCAGGCATCTAGTTTGAGTTTATCTAATAAGCCGGACAATGTATTAATATAATTGTACGTTGCCGTAGTAGCCACTTCCTTCATTGCTTGCAAGGCATTCACATTAGTAGTTGCATCATTAATAACTAAAGTACTTTCAGCATTCATATTAGCAAGACGTTCCTCTGTAGACATTTCAGGATCATCACTAAGAGCACTTTGAGGAATAATTAAAATAGATTTCCATCTATTAATAGCACGTTCTATTTGATAATGATATATTCTAGCAAGAGCAATATATGGAACCATCCTAAAAGGAATAGGTTTAGGACTACTATCAGCATGAATATAACTCATGCCATTATAAGGAGATTTACAAACATTTAAATTAGTAAAATTTTCTCTTTGAATATCAATAGGTCTAACTTTAG